TATGAATTGTTAGACTTTTATAATATTAAGCCTGATGATCGACTTGGAAAACTTGGTGGAGAAGATTTGTGTTGATTATTTTTATAATTTGTTTTATATAGCTGTGTTCCGTTGCATTTTGTGGTTTGTGCTTTTAATCTTTAAAGATTAATGAACGACGACGATATTCCTTTACAACATTGGACTTTGTGGCCGTTTGAATTGACTGAAGCACAGCAGGTAAATATCGGGGTTGCGTTTGATAGCTTCGAAAGAAATAATTCTATTTACCTTTTGTTGCGTGAATTGCGTCGTATTGACGGTCCTTTTTGTTTGAAATTTATTTATAATAATCGTAATATTTGTCCTTTGTTTTTTGACGTGTTAACCCCTGGAGGTTGGAACGATTTTACTAGTGTTAATCTAGCTCTTAGTGAATATCTTCATCCTACTAGGGCTTACGATTTACACGTTACTCATCCTACTTCTTTTCGGTTTACTGAGCGTTTGTTGGAGGATATTGAGCGAACATTTGGAGGTCCCCGTGAGGACACACCACGTTTGGAAAGTTATTTTTTGGAACGAACACCTCGTGGTAGTGAATATTGGGACAGTTATATTCAATCTTTTGGTATACCCGTTGATGATTTTGGTGATCTATTAAATTTGGATTGATGTGGCCTATTGAAGTCCCAAATACTTGGTTACCTGTTATTTTTATTGCTAATATTGTTATTAATTTGTTTGCTTTGTATGCGTATTATTGTTTATGAGTATTTTCTTTCCTGAGTATTGTGATTTTATTCGTTTTCATAAGCGTGAATTTGAATTTGGTTTACGTATTTTGAAACAGATAAACTCTGGTTTTTTAAATTTCGACGAATTATTGCGAATTCTTGATCAGTATCGTCGTTTGCGTGTTCCTTGTGCCTTTGAATTTTGTTTAGAAATAGGTGAATTGCACGATAGGTTAAAAGAGAAAGTTTACTACGATCTTGTTGATCTTGAAATTACACTTATTGGATTAGCATTTTCTAAGGTGCGACTGCAATAATGGAGGGATCTTTTGTTAATGAGCGTTTTGAAGATAAGGAATTGATTTTGGTTGTTGTGCATGGTGTGCATGGGTTAATTGATCGTGGTCCTATTTCATCTTCTGCTTGGCGAAAAATGAGTTTGGAAAAACGCCTGATGTGTGCAACTGGTGTTACAATTGCGGATGCAGAAATTCGCTTGTATAGGGATGTTATTGGAAAATTTTTAGATAATGGAACTTTTTGTGTTGAAGCGTGTGCGTCCATTGAGATGTTTCCGGCAGAGGAAGTTTTGAAGATTTGTAAGGGAAATAAATTAATTTTCGCACAATTGTCTACGGCAGTGTGGTTAAAGACTAAGTTGGATCTTGTAGTGAGTCAAGTTTTGGGTTGTGTTACTATTCCAGCAAAGTTGGTTGGATTGCCTGCACCCGATTATAGTGCAATTCTTTCTAGAGTTTGTGAAGAGCTGAAGGAGTTTATGGTTGGTGACCAAGTGTTGATAGCACATGGGATTCAGGATTTTATTAACCCTTTGG